ACCTACACGATTCTCCGAGATCGACCTAGCAGAGCGTGAAGCCTCCTACGGTAAGTCAGGGTTCGCCATGCAGTTCATGCTGGACCCCAAGCTGTCCGACTTGGATCGTTATCCCTTGAAGATCAATGACTTAATCGTCATGGACATTGATGACACCACGGCTCCCGAGAAGCTGGTCTGGGCACAATCCCCTGAGAACGCTTGGGACAACACTGTGCCGAACGTAGGGTTCACAGGGGACCGCTTCTTTCGCCCCATGAAGGTCATCGGTGATAACATCCCATTCACTGGTAGTGTGTTAGCCATTGACCCATCGGGACGAGGCAAGGACGAAACCTCGTGGGCTGTCGTAAAGATGCTCAACGGGTATCTCTATGTGACGGATGCCGGCGGTATGCAAGGGGGATACGATGATACCGTCTTAAAGGTTCTCACGATGAAGGCCAAGATGAACAACGTGAATGTTATTGTTGTCGAAAGCAACTTCGGTGACGGCATGTTCGTAGAGATCCTAAAGCCCTATCTATCAAAGATTTATCCGGTAACCGTCGAAGAGGTCCGTCATAACATCCAGAAGGAGAAGCGCATCGTGGACACCCTGGAACCCGTGATGAACCAACACAAGCTGGTCATCGACCCCAAGGTCATTAGGAACGACTACGATACCGCCCAGAAGTATCCCATCGAATCCCAACTCAAATACCAGTTGATGTTCCAGATGTCTCGCCTGACACGCGAAAAGGGGGCTTTAACACACGATGACAGGCTTGACGCACTGTCTATGGGAGTGGCATACTGGGTCGAACAGATGGCACAGGATGCCGACATTAAGATCTCCGAACGAAAAGAGGAGGACATCCAAAGACAGCTTCAGAAGTTCACGGATTCCTACTACAAGATCAATGCTAGCAAAGCCCCCTCAACCACATGGATATAAAAGACGAACTCAACGAGGCAATCAGGATTCTTGAAGGATTACGCTCTAGGATAGATTCTGAGAGCCTTGGGGATGATTCTGGAGGTCACACTAGAGAAATCTCTAAAAACGCACAGGAGCGCATCCTCGTGCTTGCAGTGGGGCATTCTAGGGAGCTTGATGCGGGTGCAGTGGCTTATGACGGAGAAACCTACGAGTGGCACTACAACACCCAGCTTGCCCAAAAGATCAAGGAATACCTTCCAAGTCACATCAATACAACCATCATCAACCACTACGAAGGGGATTCCTACACCGAGTCCATGCGATGGCTCAAAAGAACCGTAGACCCTCTCAATGCTGACCTTGTGTGTGAACTCCACTTCAATAGCTTCAGCAACCCCAACGTGAAAGGCCACGAGATGCTTCACTGGAACTCATCCATGAAAGGCTTAATCGCCGCATCCAATATCAACGACGCCATGAACGAGGACTTCCCAGGGAACACCGACCGAGGAGTCAAAAAAGTAACACACGGTGAACGCGGTGCTGGCTTTCTGTATGGACCCAAGGCTCCCTGCGTGATCATTGAGCCGTTCTTTGGGTCAAACCCCGATGAATGGGAGGCTTTTGGGGAAACCGAATACACCTTCAACGCCCTTGCAAAAACCTTAGCACGGGGAATCTCTATAACACTCTCTTACTCAACGCCTAATAAATAACACCCATAATAGGGAGGAAAGAAAGCCTCTCTTTAAGATTCTCTCTGAGATAGGAGGAGAAGGAGATAAAAATAACAATCCCTCTTAAAGATGTCTCTGAGATTTATTTATTATTTTTTATCCTTATTATTATCCAATCTTAGAGATGTCTCTAAGAGATCTTAAAGAAGGAGGAGAAAGAGAGAGACACCTTTGTAGTGTTCAATGCAACGTAACTCCAACATCCCAGAGTCAGCCCAAGACCGCCTTAAGCTAGCCTTAAGTATCCTTACCGAACACTTCGATGATGTCCTGGTGGCTGTGAATCACAGGGAGACCTGTAACATCCATGTGGAGTCCCCAACGCCTTATGCTGCCCTCGGGATGCTTCCGACTGTCCAAGGGAAGCTAAGGGAGTCTGTAGGACGCAACGAGTTGGCTCAGAGTCTTCGTGAAGAGGGAGGAGATTATGGATTGTTATTTGATGAAGAAGACAATGAGGAGCCGGAATAGTTTTGTTACAAAAATCTGAAGGGGTATATATAGCTCAGCGCCGCAAAATTCCCCCCGCGACCCTCCCAGTAATGACATTGTGACTACCGATTGTCGCGCTTTTTAGCAAGGGGGGGATAGTCACTGGGGTTTCATGACGTGAGCAATTAAGAGAGAGGTAATTGTGACAACATAAAGAATGTTCTTTCATGTTGATCGATTGCCAGGGGGGAGTGTTAATGCCATGGGCGGGGCCGGTGCTTATTGCAAGTTAGTTGCGTTTGCTTGTGTTTTTGTCGTGACACCCCTTTTGTCGTTTTATTTAGCTCTCGTAACACGCTTAAAGCCAACACTTTAAGCTTACCTGGCATACAGCCGTGTAAAAACTTAAATAAAACACTAGACAAACATAAGGGGAAGCGGTTAGTGTTCACCCATGACCGAAAACGACTACCGCGAAGCCACCATCACGCATTCCCAAGCGCTCTACCAGCTTAAGCAGCACGGAGTGATTGACCTTGAAGAGTTCCACGCGGACCTAGGGAAGCGTGAGACATACACGGGGGAAGAAATCCTTAATTGGTTAGGCTACTAGATAGAGTGTTAATTCCTAGAATCCCTCTCGTGCAATCGCGGGGGATTCAATGGAGTAAGCAAACAAAAGCTCCGCTTAAAATGATGAAAAACCGACAAATGACAGAATCCACGGAAAGTCTCTTGAAAACCATTCAAGCGCACCAACTAGAAGCAATCCTTTCGTTTCGCAATTGGACCGGCCTTAACACTCGCGAGCTATGGAATGCGGGAAGACTGGGGAATCATCCAGGTGAGTATCTTATGAGCATTACAAGCGAGCTATTCCCGATTCGCAAAGTCTCTGACATTGATAAGCGGAATATGCTTGTCGCGAAAGCAATGGAAGAATTGAACAAGTAGAGAAAACGAAATGATGAACAAATTAACAGTAGACGAAGCCATAAACCAAGAGGCCATGAACCTTGCCGACGCGCTGGCAAGCGGGTGTCTTGAATTGAATGATGAATTCCTTTCACGCCATTTCTCAAAAGAATGCGCGGAAATCCTAATGCGTCTTGAATGCCGCAAAGAGCGGGAAATGGTTATTGATAGCCACCTTGCTGATGATAATTGGCGGGGGATGGTGGGATTCGATGAAGGCTCCCACATAAATCTTCCTATTGGAGAAATTGAAATCCAATTTGAAGGTAAAGCGGAAGACTATTTTGAGGAGCCTAGTGAATGGTATATCAAAGGAGATCTAGCATATCTCGCCTTGGATGGGATTTGTTGGACCTTTGACTTGGAAGAGTTGAAAAATGACGTAAACGACTGGCTAGCGTGTTAGTTCCCTTCAATCCCTCTTGGCGGCAATCGTCGGGGGGATTTTGGGGAGTTAATATACTCCGTTTTTATTATGACAAAAGAAAACGAAATAAGACAAGCCCTCTTCACGGGTATACCGGTGACCGTAAACGGTCGCGCAATGGAAACCCAAGGCACGCGCTTGGTAGTTGTTATCAACACCGGACGCGGCACGGCGTTTACTCACGCTAATCGTGAAGACATAGACGCTGCTGTTATTGATCCTAGCACCGTCGAAATGGGACGCGTGTTTGATCGGATCGAATCCTTGCTGGAAAGGAGCGCGAAATAATGAACTCCTACAATTACGAATATACGGACACCTTTGCAGGTGACGCAAACTACTCATGGGTGAAACGTGGGAGTGTTAGTGTCCCAGAATTGACGCATTACGGGTTCGATGGCTCTCATGGATACTCCAAGGCTAACAAATCTCAGTTGCGCGAGGTCATGCGACTAATTAAGCGCGAGCTTGGATTGACTGGAACTAAAGGCGAGCGCCTAGAATATGGGGATGGGACTATAGAGTTTCGCCCATGTGGATTATGCACAGTTCTATTTATTGATCCCAACGATGAAGGAGGGATTGAATAATGAAGCTAGAACTAAGCACAAGCCACGCTGTCGACCTATTGCGTCAAGATGAATACGCAGGTTGGAGTTACCACGGCGCAACCGCGCTTGTCGAACACCTGGAAAACATGGAAGATGAGTTAGGCGAAGAAATCAATTTCAACTGCATCGATTTTCGTTGTGAGTTTTCGGAATACAAAAGCTTGCGAGATTGGCTCTTTAATTATTACGGACTGGGAATGACGCTAAAAGACGCATTGGAAAGCGCGGGGATATACCGTGATGATGATGATGCTGAAGAGATCGATTCGTTGATTGCTGAATTCATCCGTGAACGTGGGACGCTTGTTGAGTTTGAAGGGGGGATCATCGTTTCTTCTAATTTTTAAAGACTATGAAGCTAAACAAAAAAGAATGTATCTTCCTAGCTTGGATGATCGCTGGGCTGGTCATCTATGGCCGCCTTGAACAATCTTCACACGAGGATGAAATCGAATGGAAAAAGAACCTTAAAGAAAATATTGAAAATGAAAGCTGAAATCCTCCTAGCCTTGGCCTTTGCAATTTGCTGGTATTTCCTGATTAAGCTCGTCCTAGCCTAAGATCCGCCACAAACCACGCCACACAAGCCGCCTTTGGGATTCCCTTTGGGCGGCTTTTCTTTTGTGTCCGTCCCTGGGTCCGTCCTTGTGTCCGTCCCTGGGTCCGTCCTTGTGTCCGTCCCTGGGTCCGTCCTTGTGTCCGTCCCTGGGTCCGTCCTTGTGTCCGTCCCTGGGTCCGTCCTTGTGTCCGTCCCTGGGTCCGTCCTTGTGTCCGTCCCTGGGTCCGTCCTTGTG